GTATTAATGCGGGAGACTATGCTAATTCACCCTGGGTAGGTTCATCTATTAAGCCAAATGCTTATAAAAACAAAGATTATGTGACTAATGAAATAGATTACACTGATCCTGATGAAGATAAAAGCCACGGGGACAACCCAAATACAGATACAATTTACTTGGATGAATTACCAGAGATACCAGATCCAGACAGTTTAGATCAGTAAGCCTCAGACTCACACAGAAGGTAACGGATTATGTTATTAGACAGGACAAGCTCCCTGTCTTTTTTGCATTATGTAAAGAGCTATTATCAACTCAAAATTAAAATTAAAAATGAACTCAAAAGTTAAAGTAAAAGCAGATCCTGCAGGTAATGTAGTAGTACCATCAAAAAACAATTCAATATGGGGACACATTCGTGTTAGCCAAGAGCGTGTTGTTATTGATGACCGAGGCTTTGCTCGTTTAAAGAGTGTAAGTGCACTTATCCCCGGTTTAATTAAAGATTTAAAATCTTTTAACTGGAAAGCTGAGCAAGAATTAAAAGGAACTATTATTGTTAAAGAGCAATTAGAGCCATTTAACCCTAAAGAACCAGAGCGTGATTATAAAATTGCTGGAAGAACAAATATTCCATGCTGCATTGACGGTCAACCAATTTACCGTAAAGCGTTTTATAGCACTAATGCTGAAGCATCAGATGTATTTATCATTGATGAATTTGGTAATCCTGTTTCTCATAACAATGTTGATGACATCCGCGCAGCTTATTTAGAATTAGCTGATCAAGATGCTCAAAAGCAGACTCAAGAAACAGATTTGAATATCATGTAATTTAGATATTAAGGTGGTTGAAGAATAAGGTGTTTATCTTATTCTTCAACCCCTTTTTTTTCCAAGCAAAGTAAGTAAAGCAAGTTAACTTAATCTTAAAAATCATAACATGGCGCAAACAATCAAAGCAAATCCTGAATATTCAGGTAAATTGAGTGATTACCAACTAAAAGGTAACACATATAATGAGAAAAAATACAATCTCATGACACCATCACAGCTAAATAATTATCAGATTTTCTTGTATAACAGAGCATTGTTTGGTTTATCCGTTTATTCACCGGAGGAAATCAAGAGTATGAACTGGGAAAAGCGCAAGAGAATTGAAAAGAAACACAGAAAAACGCGCACCACGTTAAATATTTGGAAACAGCAAATAGTTAATAAGTTTAGCACAGGATTTTTCAAACAATTATTTCCTAATATGGAAATAACTAAGTATCTTGAGCAAACAACAAATGAAATAGATGTGAATTACACAAGCTGCATATCCTTTAAAACACTAGGTGTTACAAAGAAAGATATAGTTAAAAAGCTCATAGTAGAAGACATCTTACCTAGTAATTTTTATGAACTTAAAACAACTTAAACATGCAAGTAGAATTTATAGTAAATGGCGGAGTATCATTACTTTTTGCTCCTGAGAATGAAGCTGAAGAAGCATTGCTTAAACAGATGATGAAACAGGACAATGATCTTACAGAGATTAGATCTGCTGTTACAGTATTAAGTAAAACATTCAGAAATGGTGTGCTTATCTGTAAGAAATCTGCAACAAAAGAGATACCTGGTTTAATAATATCAGATGAAGATCAAAAAGAAACCGTGTGATAGGTGTGGGGAGTTAAACATCATTTGGAAAAATGATGGAGGCAAGCGTTTTTGCAAGCAGTGCTGGAGTGCTCATTCAGCTAAGTCCAAGCCTAAACCAACGGCTGTGCAAAAAAGGCTGCCTCAACGCTCTCCTAAACGTATTATACAAGAATCAGTATATTCTGAGAAAAGAAAGATATACTTGAGTAAACACTCTATGTGTAAAGCTCATCTCCCCGGTATATGTACACAGTTAGCAACTGACGTACATCACATGGCCGGCAGAGTTGGAGAATTATACTTAGATGAAACACATTGGTTAGCTCTGTGTAGAGCTTGCCACATGTGGATTGAAGAACACCCTAGAGAAGCCAAGGAAATGGGCTTTAGTATTAACAGATTAAATAAGTAATATGAGTTACATAACAATAAACACAGATGTAGATATAAACTTTGATGAAATCAGTGATGATGATTTAATAGAGATCATTGAGTATAAAGTAAAGTTATATAAAAAGAAAAATGACCCTAAGTATCTTAAAGATCTTAGATTTAATATCAGAGAAGCTTTACGCTATGATACAGCAGGTAAACCTGCAGATGAAGAAGGTACTGTACAAGACTGGTTAAAAGATAAAGTAATTTTTGATCTAGTTGCTAAGTACACATTAGAAGAGTTAGAAATATTTTTAAATAAAGCTTAATGAAGACAATACAAGAATTTTACAATAAAGAGATAGAAAACTTTAAAGAACAAGTAGTTATGATGGTCAAAGACATGGTAAATGAATTTGGTGGTGTTGACCCTATAATGATGGCTCTTGTTATTAAAGACAATAAAGTATCAATAGCCGTACTTGGAGGACTAACTCAATTGTTTAGCGGTGATGATGAAATGAAACTAAAAGCGGCTGAATTGATGCGGGAGTTTAATAAAGAACTAAAACCTATGGCAATAGCATTTGCCAGTGAAGCATACATTGCAACAGCACCTATTGGTAAAACTGTTATTGATGATGATGGTGTATATCTAGATGATTCATTTAGACCAAGCGTTAATCCTGACAGCAAAGAATGCTTGATGATAAGCTTTGAAACATTTAAAGATGAAGGTGTAATGTACTGGGAGATGATTAAAATGGGTGATGTAACAGATTTAAAACTTATAGAAGATTTAAACCTACAGCCCAAGGCAGACAAAAATGCTTCAGGCGTTTTAACTAACTTACTTGAAGAAAATTACAGTGAGTTAGCAGAATTAATTAAAAACAATAACATCAGTTTAAACTAATATGAAAAAGAAAATAGGTGTTGCACTTGTACATGAACTATGTCCAATATGCACAAAAGAAATGGAAGGCTCAATTTTCATTAACAAAAAACTGACACAAAAATCTGCTGAAGAAGTAGAAAAAATGGATGGTAAAACAACTTGGTCTAAAACATTTTGCCCGGATTGCACAGATATGAAAGATAAAGGCTTTATACTAATAGGTGCTGTGGAAGCAAAGACAACAGATGTTACTAATCCTTACAGGTCAGGTAATATATGGTGTGTTGAACAACAAGTAGCAGAAGAATTATTTGCACCGCATGGTGCGCCTAAATCAGGAATTGCTTTTGTTGATGTAACAGTTGCTGCTCAGATGAAATTACCCGGCGTAAACTTAGAAGCATGAAAAAGAGAGATGACATACAAAAAGAAGCAGAGAATGCAATAGGCAATCTTAATAGATGTGGTGTAGGTGCTTCAATGGGTTCAGGTAAAACTTTAATAGGTTTAAAACATATGAGTAAGAATTACTCAGAATACGCGCGCTTCCTTGTAGTTGCTCCTAAAATGTCTATTCTTAAAGAATGGATACAGCAAGCTGAACAACACAAGTTAGCTTATCTTATACCTCATATAGATACAACAACTTATTTATCATTGTATAAACAAGATATTGATTATGATGTAGTCTATTTAGATGAATGCCATTCACTTCTTTATTCACATGATGAATGGTTAAATGGTTACAAGGGAAAGATTTTAGGATTAACAGGTACTCCACCAAAATATAAAGCTTCTGAGAAAGGAGAGATGGTGGATAAGTATTGTCCTATAGTTTACAAGTATAAGACAGACACCGCAATCAATGATAAGATCTTAAATGATTATCAGATTGTAATCCATATGCTTAACTTGAATAAGCTTAAGACAATGGAGATGAAGACCAAACAGGGTAAAACCTGGTACGCTTCAGAGTATGATACTTATAACTACTGGACTAATAGACTTGATGCGGCTTCAACTAAAAAAGAACAACAGATAATGCGCGTAATGCGTATGAAAGCTCTTATGGGTTTTCCTAGTAAAGAAAATCTGGCTAAGAAATTATTTGAATCAACATCTGATAAAGTAATCTTATTTGCTAACACACAAGAGCAAGCAGATAATTTATGCACTCACAGCTATCACAGTAACAACAGTTACTCTGAAGAAAATTTAATCAAGTTTAAAAATGGTGAGATTACTAAGCTATCTTGTGTGCTCCAATTAAATGAAGGTGTTAACATCCCTAATTTAAAAGAGGGAATAATAATGCATGCTTATGGTAATGAACGTAAGACAGCCCAAAGATTGGGACGCTTGTTAAGATTAAACCCAAATGACACATCAACAATCAACATACTATGTTATGCTAATACTGTTGATGAGAACTGGGTAGCACAAGCACTTGAGGACTTTGATCAATCTAAAATTAATTATGTAATAACTTAAAAGAAAAGACAATGGCAAGAATAGAATGGACTAAAGAAAAATTAACAGTATTAAAAAGTCTAGGACTTACTGGTAAATTAAATGATGCTCCTAAACTTATTGGGTGTACACTTAATGCAGCAAAGATTAAGTTTGGTAGAATGTTTGGCAATAGAAAAGACTCTAAAAGGTATTCAGTAACAAAAGTTGCTGATGTTAAATCTAAGGTTGATAACACTATTAAAGTTAATCCTTTTAAGATTGAGCAAGTACCTTTTACAGGTACTAGAACTACACCAGATATTGTAATCATGTTAGCTAAACAGATGTTGAGTATAAAAGCTGATAAGCTTGATTCAATATATATACCTAATAGTATAGCTGACTCTAAGAAAGCTGCAGGTAATATTTTTCAGCAAGCAAAAAATTATATTGCTAAAACTAACAAGGGTGAATTAGTTTACACTATTAAGAGTACATTTTCTGGTGATGCTCAGAAAAAATATATTAGTGGTAGGATATGGAGATTAAAATAATTTTGTAAATTGCAACATGCTAAACAAAGATAAACATGAAGAGTATGAGATAATGCAAAGCTCTTTAAAAACCACAGTAGATGTGCAAATACCCAATGGGCCTTTGTTAAAACTTCAAAATGTTTGGAATTACTTTGCTGGTTTAAAAGAAATCACATTAAAAACTACAAGCGTAATTGATGTAAAGAACCCGCTCTTAATAGTAGAGGAAATTGATTTAGCTCCAGTAACAAGTAAAAAGTTCTACAAAGTCACTGTCAAAAGACAGCCCGACAGTAACTTAATGTATGGTCCAAAACACAATAAAAATCTATTATAACAATGGCAACAACAGCGCTTATCTTTAAAACAGACAACAAAATTCAAAAGCTTTTATTCATGACAGTGGATAAAGGTAATGGTGTAATTGATGTGGATATATTCACAGCAGATGATGATTTCTTACCAGTAGGTACACCTTCAGTAGGTGTATCAGAACATGCTAGTGATGAAGCATATCATAAAAGCTTACGTCACTTTGCATCAGAGAATAATCAATTTGTAGCAGAGTTTTCTACTCATCCAGAATGGAATCCTGATTATGTTGAACCTATAAACTCAGATTATGATCAAGTTCAAGGTGATTTGTATCAATGATAAGGCAAGACCTGATGGAATACCATCAAGTAAATGGATTAAAGAAAGTGAAGTCTATACGGTAACGCATGTTACAAAGTTAATGATACAAGGAGGAAAGCTTGGATTCAAATTAGCTGAGGTTAATATTGATGATTGCTTTCCTTACCAGTATTTTGACGCAAGTAGATTTGCATTACTAGGATCTCCCGGAGCCCAATGGGCTGAGAATGTACTTGACCGTATATTAGAAGAAAGCATAGAAGAAAACGCAGAAGTTAATTAAAGTTGGGGTCTACCCAATTTGCGCACACTCTTGTCGGAGTGTGAGAGTTAATAGATGGATATCCATCGTATGTGTTAGAGCTGTACCCAACTAAACCTAACAAGGTTTCAATTTAACAGTGACATATATAGAAAATGCTGGTAGCTTAAATTCATAGGCATCATGGTTATCAAAGACTGACAGCCGGGAAAGACCGGCTTTTTTAATCATCGCACATATGGAAATAAAAACAAGACATGACATTGAAGCCTTTGGGTTTCACATTGCTCATAATATGGGTGAGATACCTAGTAACATGAGATTACTAGTAATAATTCCTCATCAAGAATTTCAATCATTATTAACAGAGATCAATCCTCAATTATCTGCAGGAGCTATGGACAGATTTATCTATAACTCTCAAGCTGGTATTGAGTTTGGTATAAAACAACAACCATGAAAGAAGAAGAAAATTACACAGCTAAAGAGTTAAGATTTAGTTTTTTAAAAAAGATTAAGTCTATAGAGGCCATGCTTATTGATGAAAAAATAGGTGCTACTAATGCAAATGGTGATCCCACTTTTGAATTCATGTTAATGATGAATACAACAAGACATTTATTGTCAACAACAAAAGCTCTTGGAGAAGAGAATGAACTTATGGACAACATTGATGACACTGACTTAACTGTTGGCGACATGCAAGACTAATAAACAATATGGAAAAAATAAAAACATTTTACACGCCCAAACAAGTGTGTACTAAGATGAGTGCGTCCTTTTCTAAAAGTCCTCTTAAGCCAAAGCTTTTGATGGAGAAAATAGAAAACACAGGACTTAGAAGTCACTTTGATATAATTGACTACTTCCAACCAATCAAGAAAACTGATTTTTATATAGCTCATACTAAAGAATACGTGAATAATGTATTTAATATGACGGGTAATTATTCAAGCAATGCTTTACCCTGGAGCAAAGAATTAGTAAACAGTTTACATTACACAACAGGGTCACTGCTAGCAGCAAAAAGACATGCTATACAAAATCCAGATCAACTGTGCTTTGCTCCCGTATCTGGTATGCATCATGCACATCCTGATAGTGGCTCAGGATTCTGTACATTTTCAGGTCAAGTCATATCAGCTATAAAAATTTATGATGAGTTTGGTTTATCTTGATCTTATCTAGATCTTGATGGTCATTACGGTAACAGTATAGAAGATGCTTATATCTTTAATCCAACTCTTCTGAAAGCTATACCAAAAGGGTGTAACATAAACCCTCAAGGTCGTAATAACTCATACCTTGAAGACTTTAAAGAAAAGTTAAAACACGTAGAGGAGATGATTCTAAGTAACAAAGTACATTACGTAGTGTTTTGTCACGGCGCTGATAGCCATGATGAAGATGATCTAGGAGGACAGCTTAGTACAGAAAACTGGCTTAAAGCAGCTGAGATATTTTCTAATTGGATTAATGATGTATCAGTTAAACTATGCAAACGTGTTCCTGTAGTACTTTGTTTATTTGGTGGATACCGTAAAGACAACTATGACTTTGTACTTGACCTGCACATAAAATCATTATTAATTTGTCAAAAAACAATTAACAACTAATAACATGAAAACTAAACAAGAAATAGAGCAGTTAGCTGAAAAAAATTTTCCAATAGAAGAATATCCAACAAATGAAGGATTTGAACATTTTGCTTATAAGCAAGGCTACACCCAATGCCAAAATGATATGGCTGATAAGAAATATACAGAACGAGAAGTTGTAATAATGCTTCAAGATTGTGCTATTCATTTTGGTATTACGAATAAATCTAAAGATGACGGCACATTTACTACTCAAATAGATAAATGGGTTAAAAATAAACTAAACAATGAGGTTATCAACTCACTAAACAAACAAGACTAATATGAGTGATAGAGTATATTCACATATGAATTGTAATTGTTTAAAATCAATTATAAAAGCTGATGAAGATAACCATAACTATGACATAGAACAATTTGGAACAAGAGTTATTAAATCTGTAGTTACATCATGGATTATATTTCAAACATTTGTTAGGTTTAGAGTTAAAGTAACTAATAATTTTAATGAATGTACAAAAGATAGGCTTGAGGAAGATTATAAAAGTATTCCTATTTTCTTTTGTCCTATATGTGGAGAAAAATCAAAACAAGAGATTCCAAAGGATAGTTTTTATTATAAACTAAACAAACAAGACTAATATGAAAGGAACACTGCATAAAACAGAAAATGGTTGGGAAGTTATAAACATACAAGCAACACTAAACGGACCATTATTACAATCACTACCACTACTTCCAGATGATGCTGCTGGATTATTTATACAAGATACTGACAGCAAAAATGAAGGTAAAGAAGTAGACTTTGAGATTTTTGACAATAGGCAAAGATGTAACTGTGCATGTCATAGAGATCCTAATATAACTCATTTTGTAGCTTGCTGTAATGATGGGTATAAAACAGATAATCTAGGTCATGTAAATTACTATGCCAAGCTTGTAGATGAATGGCCTCATTATCAGACTAGAGCTGACCAATTAAGAGAACAAGTTTGGGAAGAAATAATCAGAGAGTTTTATAGAGATGCTCAAAAAGTACCTATAGGAGCACCACCCCTTATGATTGAGTGTTGGTTAGCAGAAAATTATAATCCACCAACTAAAAAACAAAACTAATATGGAAAATGAGTTTATTAACTATACCCAAGCAGTAGCTCTTAAAGAGTTAGGTTTTGATGAATCCTGTTTTGGGTATTATATAGAAACTAAGGAATGGATTCCTGCATCTTATTCACAAAAAGGAACAATTTATCCATCTAATTCAGATTTAATGAAAGAATGGGTTTCAGCTCCTCTTTACCAACAAGCCTTTAAATTTTTTAGAGAGAAACATAATCTTTTACATGAACTAAACTCTGTACAAAAAGATAGTTGGCTAATAACAATTTGGGAAACTTCATCAACAACAAAACATGGTGTATATAATGGAAAGAGATGGGACTGTGATGACTTGGATGAAAACATTCCTCATACCTACGAAGAAGCAGAAAGTTCTTGTCTAGATAAACTAATAGAAATCTGTAAAAACAAATAAGATGAAACATTTAAGATATTGTATGATGGAAGCAGGAATTAACTGTAAAGAAAATAGGCATCCACAAATAGTAATGAAAGAGTTAGGGATTACCTACCAACATTCAACACCACAAAGTATGGGAGATCAATGGTGGTTTTGGAATTGTGAGAATTTACCAAATGAGTTACCTACTTATTTAGAAGAACTTCTAGATTATAAGACAAAAGAAATGCTTAATCCTATGGATTGTATAGGTCATGGTTTGTCATTAGAAGATGCAGAAAACATTATTAACTATAAAAACTAAATAAGATGGAAAAATCAAAATTAATACCTTGTCCTACATGTAGGAGAGACATGCATCCAGAAAGAAAAGCTTGTCATGAATGTGAAAGAAGTTACAGCAGAAAAGAGCTTAGCATTGCCATGTATGAAACATGGATAGCTACTCACAGTAGAGCAGAATCATTTGATGGTATAGCAAGAATAGTCTTGGCAAAACTTAATGGTAGAGAACCAGAATAATAACACAAAAAACTAACATGAAGAAAATAGTATTAGCAATAGCAGTTGTAGCTTTAATTAGTTCCTGCAAGAAGAAAGAAGAAGAAGGCCCATGTAATTGTGGTATAGTACAGAGTGATAATGTACAAGATTACTCAGTAGTAATCAAGAATGAATGTAGTGGTAACAACAAAACCTTTACTCTAGCTCCATCAGATTGGATGGATGCTCATGTAGGTAGTAATTATTGTATCACTAACAGCGGTAAGTGGTAATGGAGAACAACAAACACATATGGGAAGGTTGGACAGTACAATCATTTATTGATGACCTAGAGCCTATGTTCAATATGATAATGGGAGGAAACTCTTGGCAAAAACCTTTTAAGTCTAAAGATGAACTTAAGAGCTGGTGCATGGACAACCAACCTTATTACAAGAAGCATATACCTGGAGTATTTAATCACTTTAAACAAAAAGCTGGATTATAATGGCATTAACAAAAGTATTAACAGCTACAGAACAAGCTCATGATATAATGAGGCAGCATTACATTGAGAATTATAAGTCTTACGCGGCTTATGATATGAACAATGCTAAGAAGAATGCTCTGATTACTGTTAAGCTTATGGTAAAACAGTATAAAGAAATACACAAGAAACTTGTTGGTAGCGGGCTGGTGACTGGAGAGATTGAAGATACCTCTACCTATAAGTATCTTGAGGAGATGAAAGAATATATTAATAACTTTAAAGCCAAAGCATTAGAATGACGGTAATACATGAATTACAACAAGTGCTATGGGTGGAGACACCTCACGGAGATGGTGTAGTATTATTCTTAATGGACTATGGTCCACATGAGAATACAATCTGGGTTGTCGGCAATGAGAAGACACGGGAGATAAAGCACTATAACAGCAGCCAGATAAAACTATGCTGGAATCACACAATGTTTAACAAATTATTTGAAACAGACAATGGAGATCAACCTAAAGGACCTAGTGAAGACTAAGGAAGCCGTAAAATACATACAGTCTATTCTTAGAGAACAAGACGTAACAAAAGGCTTAGCAAGAAAGTTAGATGAGGTTATTAAGTTATATGATGAGATTGAATCTGATTTAGAAATCGGAGGTGAATCTATTATAGAACTAGACAAGCCTAAGCTAGAAGCTATAGCTGAAAGAAACAAGATGCTTAACATTTTAAATAAATCAGATGACATTTGATCCGTTTATAGATGAAGAAGACGTGCTTGTTGAAGAACAAGTAGCAAAATCAAAAAGCATTGTTGTATACAATGATGATCACAACACGTTTGAACATGTTATATACTGCTTTACAAAATACTGCAGTCATCAACCGTCTCAAGCTGAACAATGTGCTCTGATTATACACAACAATGGTAAGTGCTCCGTAAAAGAAGGAGATATGAAAACACTCAAGCCCATCAAGGAGGCGCTGTGTGAAAATAATTTAACCGCAAAAATAGAATAACATGACAACTGAAGAACAAAAAAAAGAGATTAACAGACTTAAATCTGAAAAGTTTAAAAAGACTCCTCAAGAAAGAGTTGAGTTAAAAGAAGCTAAAGCTGTTTGGAAAAAAGCATACGGAAAGAATGGCACAAAAGCATAACATATTTCATGGCAAGTTTACAAAAACTGCAGAAAACAAGCTAGTGCCTGTGGCTACAAGTAAAACAAAGTATGAAGAGTTTGTCAAGCATATTGAAGTGGGTCAAACCATAGATATCTTTTTAGAAGCTAATAAAGATGACGGAACTCTTGCACAATTGGCAAAGGTGCACGTTAATATCAGAGTTCTTGCAAAAGAACTTGGATACACGTTTGAAGATATGAAACTTGAAGTATTAAAGATGTCTGGTATGTGTTTTATAACAGATCATGCAGGAGAAAAAGTTCTATTCTGCAAATCTCTAGCAGATGCTTCCAAAGAAGATTTAGGGATGGTAATTGAGTCAATTATACAAGTAGGTGATACTGTAGGGATTAACTTCCGTTAGCTGTTCTTTTTTAACTGATTAATCTCATCTTCAGTAAAGACTTTTATTTCAGTCTTTGACTGTTCTTTTGCTGCTGTTTCAATAGCATGTACAAGAGAAGTCATGATAAATATCACATGTTCTTCTAAATTTTCTGGTTCTTTGTCATCTTTAAACTTTTCATAGGCCTCTTTTACTTTGTCATTACCAATACTAGTACAAGCACCTACTAATAAAGATTGACATTTACCCAGAAAATTACCGGAGATTTCCACATTGATGATGGCATCTTGTGGTATATAAACCACACTTGTATTTTTGTCAGAAGGTTGTTGATTATTTTCCATGACTCAAATATACAATTAAAAATTTAAACTTTAAAAATTTATGACAGTCTTAAACACTATAAATTTAGATGATGTAAAGTTAAAACTTTATGAGAAACTTAAACCTTCAGGATGGGGAGATAAACTTAAAACATTTATCATGAGTGAAGACTTTGATAAGATCCTAAAACAACTACTCAAAGAAGCCCAACAGAACAACAGATTCACACCACCTTTAAAGCAAGTATTCAGGGCTTTTGAAGAATGTCCTTATGATCAATTGAAGGTTGTGATGATTGGTCAGGATTAACAAGTATTTGGATTATTAATAAATAAGTAGTACCTTAGACAATAAATACATCGTATATGGTACATGAAAGAATAGCTCCTTTAAAAAATTACAACTCTGATAATAACACCAGATTATGTAAAAAATGTAAATGTTGGTTAGATATATCACTATTTAGTTCAAGAGTAAGAATGCCTAGTCCTACAACAAAAGATTCAGGTAAAAAAGTTCCAACTCTTTACTACAGAAGTGACTGTAAAAAATGTTCTCTTGCTACAGTGAATACAGCTGAATACTGTAGTCCTGAAGCTAGAAGAAAACAACATAAAAAAGATCCTAGAAAAGTTATGTTAATTCATGCTCGCCGTAGAGCTAAAAAAGCAAACTTGGATTTTAATATTACATATGATGATGTAATTGTACCTAAAATGTGCCCTTTATTAAATATACCTCTTCATGTAACAAAAGATAAAGTAGGACCAAATAGTCCTACTATAGACCGAATTATTTGTGAAAAAGGGTATATTAAAGGTAATGTACAAGTTATATCTCATAAAGCAAATTGTGCTAAAAACAATCTTACTTTAGAAGAGCTAGAATTACTTATTAATAATCTTAAACGGGTCCTGAATAAAGAGGAAGAATTGCTGGAAAGCTAAGTCTGTGAAGATAAGCCAATCAGCAGCCGATCTTGAGGGAAGACTCAAGCAGGTTCAGAGACTAGGGACACTACGGTGAGCCCATAGCATCCTCCACTTATAATAAAAATAAGTGATGATATAGTCCGATCCTCATGGAAACATGAGACAAATGTGGTACAGCCGTACCCATACATAGGTGTAGCAGACGGTATAGCCTTTTCATGTAGTAATGCTCAAAAAATTGAGGCTTCCTTGAAGTTTATGTATAATGAACTGGAAGATACTCATTACACTAATGGATTTACGCGAGATCCAGATCTAAAGAGATGGTCTAATCAAGGTATACTAATGCTTAACACAGCTCTTACTACAACAATTAATAAGGTAGGTCAGCACTATAAACTCTGGCAACCCTTCATAGCATTCTTGTTTGATATACTTATGTATAACAATCCAGGTACCGTGTATGTATTCTTAGGTAAGAAAGCGGAGGAATGGGCAGAGTCAATCCCTGATAATAACTACAAGATTGTGGTTAGTCATCCGGCATCAGCCATCCATAACAAACTTGAAAAGTGGGATTCAAATGACATGTTCAACAACATATCAAAGACAGTTAAAAAACAATTTAATTATGACATAGTATGGTAAAAAAAAGTTTAGAAATGATGGAGATGTTTCATCTCATCCGTGAAAAAGAACTCTCCCCTAATCAGTTTTATTTACTGTGTTGTCTAAAAGAGAATGAAGCATCTAAGTTTATTAATGTCCATCAAGAATTGAGAAGTTTGGTTACAGATGGTTGGATAACAGAAGATGAACATAAAGTAAACTATAAGCTTAGTGTTGAAGCTATCACATTTGTTAATCAGTTAGAAGCTTTATTCAGTATAACTAAGAAGAAAACTAATAACCAGATCATGGGTCAGGACTATGCCAGCAAAGTGCTAGAATTTCTTGATATATTCCCTAAAATGAAATTGCCTAGCGGTAAGTTTGCAAGATCTGATAAGAAGAATATTGAGATGGCACTGAGATGGTTTATACAAACTTATTCTTATGACTGGACTATAATACTCAACGCTACTAAAATGTATGTTGATGAGTATGAACGGGCCAACTACAAGTATATGCAGACATCCCAATACTTTATCCGGAAACAGAATCCTGATAAAAGCTGGGCTTCTGAACTAGCTAATTGGTGCGCTCAAGCGGAGAATGGATCTACTGATAATGATCAGAAATATTTTTCAGAAAAGGTTATTTGAGTTTGCTTTTTTACTACAGATATATTATATTTGTAACAAGGAAGTCAAGCATCCCCCTCAATTCAAATACAGTAATTTGAAGGTTGGAAACAACCAGGGAAAGCTATCCCCTTAATTATACCAATGAATCTAAAAAAGAATAAAGCTTGGAAAGACCAGCGTCACGGATTTCAGGAATCTTTGCATTACTTGCAAGGAAGAATGAAAGGGGAGATAAAGAGTATTCAAACTCCTTGGCCCAAGTTTAATGATGCTGGTACTGACGGGCTAGAATGGCATTCCACTACTGTAATTGGAGGAAGGCCTGCAAGTGGTAAGACTTTGATTAAAGATCAGATTGTACGTGAAGCTTTTAAACTAAACACCGGTCAGAAGTTTAGGGTATTAGAGTTTCAGCTCGAGATGCTAGCTAGAACATCAGCTATCAGAGAGTACTCAAGTCTACTTGGTAAGACTTACAAACACTTGTGTAGCGCGGATGGTAAATTAACAAATGAAGAGCTTGTTGCATGTTACAATTATGCAAAAGTTAGGGTGACATACCCTATAGACATTGTAGAAGAACCTTGTACGGTTGGTGAGTTTAAAGACATCATCGCCGCATACATGGAAGAGTATTCCACAATAGGAGAAGATGAAAAGAAAGTGTATACTAAAACCATTATTACACTAGACCATAGTCTTCTGCTGAAGAAAGCTGCTTATGAAAAAGATAAGCATGATATGTTAAACTCATTAGGTGAAGCTCTTACTTATTTAAAGAGAAAATACCCAATTGCTTTTATCATACTAAGCCAGTTGAATAGGAACATTGATAATCCTGAAAGAGCTGAAGATGGTAAGTATGGAAACTACGTACTAGAATCAGATCTATTTGGAGCAGACGCGTTACTACAACATGCTGATTTACTTATTGGGATTAACAAACCCGGTAAACAAAACATTAGATATTATGGACCTGATAGGTACATCATAGCTGAAAAAGATATAATGGTTATGCATTTTCTTAAGTGCAGAAATGGAGACACAAGAATGAGTTTCTTTAAAACTGAATTTGGTAAGATGCAGATTGTGGAAATGGATACGCCGCCAACACAAGAAAGAAGATTAAAGACATGAGCATATCAACAACAGACAAACCAGAAGACAAGCGTGATAGACTTAAAAAGTTGAGAGAGTATCATCAAAAAACTCTTGATGCTATAGGTGTATCAGACGCTTTGTTTATTCCTAAGATGGCATATAGACCATATGGAAAAACAGAACAGCACATTGCATTTTTTGCAAGTGAGATTAACAAGGGTGAAGACGTATACGTAGAATTCACTAGTAAAGAATTAGTACCTGAAGATCCTGAAAGACGCTTATACAAATGGCGTTTTAATCCTCACTTTGAAGAAGAATATGATAAGACGGAACCTCATCCGGTTACTGGTCATATCAGATATCTTGTTCCAACAGAGGAATTAACTTATGTTAAAGCTCCGGAGAATGAAACATCAGCTCCTGTAGTAGAACCAATTGAACAAATGGAATTTGAATTAGTAGATGCTAATACAGACTTGCCATTAGATCAATTAACTATTAGAGATTTAGCAGCAATTATGTTAAAGAGACCAGTAAGTCAAAAGCCGTGGTTAAATGAAATCATTAAACAATCATAGAATGGAAAACAACCAAGTAACAACCACAACAGAAGATGCTCTTAAGCAATTCTTAAGTACTTTGATAGAATCAAAGAAACTACCAACCCACATTAAAACTGTAGAAGATGCGTTTACTATTGCACAGATGGGTAAAGAGTTAGGCTTCCCAACAATGCAGGCCTTTCATTACATCATACCTATTCAAGGCAAGCTAAGCTTATCTGCTAAAGCAACAAATGCTTTATTGAGAAAAGGCGGTATCGCTTTTGTAACTGTAGAAGATGGTGTATTCACCTATGGTAATAGGACAGAACCTACTAGCCCTGATCAGAAACCTGATGGTAGAAGAACTACTATTAAGTTTGTAAGAGATGGTATGGAAGAAATTTGTTCATTCACTTGGAGAGATGCTGAGTTACAAGGTTTAACTACTAAGGATAACTGGAAGCGTATGCCAAAGGAAATGTTATACGCTCGCTGTTTAGCTAAAGGTGCAAACAGAATAGGTGCTGATTTATTATTAGGATTATATACAGCGGAGGAAATGGCTGATACATTCTTGAAAGAGTCAGACGTAAGGAGAAATGATGATGGAACAATAGCTGAGATCATTAATGTAACAGCAACAGAAGTAAAATAACCCTATAAAAAATAAAAACATGAGTGGAAAATTAAACACAAAAGACATCAAAGTCGGTGGAGATGGTGGTGTACCTAAGACGCTACAACCAGGTAATCAGAAATGTAAATTAAACGGAGCGCGTTTAGAAGAATTCAAATTTATACCAGGTGGTTATCATCTAGTATTAAGTTTAGAAGGTGCTCCTATTGAAAAAGACTTTGAAGGTTTTTGGATAGACAAGAATGATGAGTCTCTTGGTAAGCACGCCGGTCAAGTTGGTGATGTAAAAGCAAGTGAATGGGCTTATGCTGACGGTAAAACTAAAAGCGGTATTGAGATTAGCAGAGATGCTGAGATCTTAAAAGTTATGAAGAACTTATGTATTGCATTTGGTTGCACTGATTGGTTAGATGCTCAGGATGACAAACATGATACAATTGAATCTCTTATAGCGGCGTTTAGTAAAGACCGTCCTTTTAAAGAGAAGTTTATTGACTTCTGTATTGGTGGTAAAGAGTATACCAACAGAAATGGCTACACAGCTTATGATTTATTCTTACCTAAGTATAGCAAAGCTGGTGCAGCTTATGGTGCTAAGGTTGTAACGTTTGATCCTATTGATCATATCAAGAAGAAGAAGACAGAGGAAATTAGTGAATTTGAATCTGGTGAGGACATCAATTTGAGTGGTCCAGCAGGTGCAGATTTTAGTTTATAATCACTAAAAATATGGAATAAAAAGGGGGAGTAATCCTCCTTTTCCATTTAAACAAGTCATGATAAGTACAACTAAATTTAAACCGGTATTATCAGATGTATCTCCGGAATGGATCTTTGAACAGTATATAACTTTACCAGAAAGATTAGGTGGTCAGAACATAATGGTGCTCTCTCCATTTAACCCTAATGATAAAAGACCTTCCTTGAGTCTATTTGTTAGTCTTAAGTATAAAGATAGTTATAGGTTTAAATGTTTTTCCACAAATCAATCAGGAGACGCTATCTGTTTTGTAGAAACTTTATTTAAGCTTGGCTCTAGGAATGAGGCTGTTAAAAAAATACTACAGGACTATGAAGCCTGGTTAAACAATAAAGACGCTGATCACTCTTCTGTAAACTTTAAAGTAGTTGAGAGGTATAAAGTAACAAGCTTTGCAAAAAGAAATTGGACTACCTTAGATCAGAAGTTCTGGACTAAGTTCCATATTGGAACCACCTTGCTTAATAAGTATTACGTGTTTCCTCTTAGTACATATACAATGAGTAGAGAAGATGACGGTCAATTGCAAGAGATTGTAATTAAGGATAGACATTTTATGTATGGTTATTTTAGAGAAGATGGTACACTGTATAAGATCTATCAGCCTATGATTATGGAAAGTAAATTCATAAAGGTTAGAGATTACATACAAGGTATGGACCAATTGACTTATACCAAACCTTATCTTATAATCAACAGCTCTCTTAAAGATGTAATGTTCTTTGATAAACTAGGATACTCGGAGGCAGAGACCATTGCACCGGATAGTGAGAACACGCTTATACTACCGCATGTGATCAATTCACTTAAGCTTAAGTATAAAGGTATAGCTACACTGTTTGATAATGATCCCGCCGGCATAAAAGCTATGGAGAATTATGAGAAGACCTATGGGATTAAAGGCGTATTGCTCCCGTTATCCAAAGACTTAAGTGACTCAGGTAGAGATCATGGTATCCTAAAAGTAAAACAAGTATTAACCCCAATCTTAAAACAAGCATTACAATGAATGAGTTTGAAGACTGGTTAATGACCCTGCCAGTGCAGACATTAACTGATGAATTAAAAATAGAAATACTCTCTGAAGTAAATGCTATGATACAATCAGAATTAGTAGAAATGTTAAGAAACATGAGTGGAAAATGAGTTGGTCATATAAAGGAATTTTGTTCACAGATGAACATATACCAGATGGTGCTGTAGGATTCATATATCAAATGTCAGCTATCATTGATGGTAAAGTTGTTAGTTATATAGGAAAGAAAAACTTTTATGCAAGTATTAAAACAAAGCTGAGCAAGAAATCTATGCCTACTGATAAGAGACTCAAGACATACAAACGTGTAACTAAAACATCTTACCAGAACTATTTTAGTAGTAATGAAACATTAAAGCAAGCCCATAAAGATGGGATAAAAATTAAAAGAGAAATCTTAAGAATATGTTATAGCAAGAATGAATTGACTTACCAAGAGGTAAAGCATCAGTTCTTACTGAGCGTATTGGAAGATGACATGTACCTAAATGGTAATATACTAGGGCGCTTCTATAAAAATAAAATTTGATAAAATGAAATTGAACAGTGAAACATTTGACAGAGTAAAGATGATGTTAGAATCTCTTGACAAAGAGGATATAGTACTTGGAATATCTGCAATGGATACAACAGACTTTAAAGATAATTTCTTGTATGTATTACTTATGGCCAAAGAAGCTAATGTTAAATACGACAACATGTGGCATGATAATGCACCAACAATGCACCATATGTTTATTCAACTAGGTATAAACCTAGACAAGCCTATCACATTTGACACAGTCTTAAAAATGGCTAAGACATATAACGCACCCTTGCATGATATCCAATTTATTATGGATAAATATGCAGATAAAATGAGAGATTATCTCAACTATACATTGGGTTTAAAAGATAACCCAATCAATAAACTAACAATTAAAATTAATGACTATGACTACAAGACCGGAACAGTTGGCAATGACCTCCAAGGAACTAATGCTGACGGAAGCATTTTATGGGATGTTCCTGATAATGCTGAATAAGAGGTGGAGTGATAGAGTTTCTACAGCTTGTGTAAGTTTAAATGGAATTAACTATCAACTAGATATAGGCCCAAAATTTTGGGATAATTTAACTCCTAAGCATAGGATAGGTTTACTTAAGCATGAGCTACTGCACATAGGCTTGTTTCACATCACAGACTTTAAACATCTGACTGATCATGAGATAGCCAACATAGCAATGGACTTGGAGATTAACCAGTTCATTCATGAAGACTTCCTTCCTCCTGGTGGTATGACCCTTGATAAATTTCCTGAACTAAATCTTGAATCAAGAAAAGGTACTCAGTACTATTATGATAAACTAGGTAAAGCTGCTAAGCAACCTGGTACTTGTCCTAACCTGGATAAGATACTAGAAGGAATGAGGCAAGGTCAGTGCGAGGTAACAATCTCTGTAGATGGTGACGGAAATATTAAAGTTAATCTTCCTGATCATTCTGGTTGGGGTGATATGGATGCGCTACCAGAAGCAACACAGAAGTTAATCCGTAAACAAACTGAGCATATTCTTAAAGAAGTTGCTGATCAAGTTAAGAAATCTCAAGGTCATATACCTGGAGAGTTTGCCGAGATCCTTGATAACATAAATAAAACAGAGCCTCCCAAGTTTGATTGGAAAGGATATCTTAGAAGATTCACAGGTGGATCAACTAAAGTTTATACAAAGAAAATACGTAGGAAATTCAATAAGAGATATGAAGAGAATCCTGGTCTGAAGATCAAGCCTCGCCGTCATATCTTGTTTGCAATTGATACCTCAGGTTCTGTAAGTACTAATGAATTAAATGAGTGTGTACAAGAGTTGTATCATATTCACAAGACTGGTACTGAGATTACAGTAATACAAGCTGATACAGCCATCAGTGACATAAGCAAGTTTAATCATAGAGCTGAATTCAAAGTTCATGGTAGAGGAGGCACAAGCTTCCAACCGGTTATAGATTATTATAACGAGAACACACATAAATTTACCTGTCTGATTTATTTTACAGACGGTGAAGCATCCGCGCCAACACCTGCACGCGGAAGAATGCTTTGGGTATTGAGTAGTCAGTCCCCGTTAAACCCAGATTTAGTAGGTCCACAAATTAAATTAAATTAAAAACAAATTATGAGCAACGCACAAGTAAACTTAAATATTGATGAGGTAAAAGGATTCTTAACTCACATCATGAATAACAATCGCTTCTTACAGTCAGGCGGTAAGCCACCAGTAGCTGTGGAGATTGTTGGTGAATCAGGTATTGGTAAGACAAGTTCTGTATTACAGTTAGCCAACGAGACTGGGATGAATGTAGTGAAGTTAAACTTAGCTCAGATAGAAGAGTTGGGTGACTTGGTTGGTTTTCCAATCAGACAGTTCCAGTTATGCAAAGATGGTAAACCTTTACCTGGTATTCCAACTACAGAAAAGCGTTTTGTAACTAAAACAATTACTGTTATGGAAAAGCAAATGCAAACTGTAACAGAAAACAAAACAGTTAAGAAACAAGTAATGGGTCCAGATGGCAAGCTTGTTCTTCGTGATGTAACAGTAGCTGTTAAAGTTGAGAAGGAAGTAGAAGTTCCTGTTGAGAAACAAGTTACAGAGGAAGAAATTGTACCTGTATCTTCTGAAGTTGTATTATCTTATTCTGAAGGTGAGTGCATCTGGGTGGATGAGAATGCCGTGAATGAATATGTAAAGCGTGGATATGACTTTACGGGAAACAAGCGTATGTCTTATTGTCCTCCTGAGTGGATTGCTGACAAGCAAGGCGGTGGTTTCTTAATCTTAGATGACTGGAACAGGTCCGATACAAGATTCATACAAGCTGTAATGGAGCTCAAATAATTTTGGATAACTTATTTATATTACATATGTTTGTAGTATGAAAGATTTATTTAAACAGCTTGATGAATTAAGAGGTAAAAATCCATGTGGTGTTTATCTCTTGAAAATTAATGGTAAACAATATGTAGGCAGTAGTGTCAACATAAAGAAAAGACTAAGAAGACACAGAACTCTTTTAAGGAACAACAAGCATGATAACAAGTATCTACAGAACCTGTATAACAAATACAAAAACTGTGAATATAGAATACTTGAAGAATGTGATTTTCTTATAAAGTTTTTAGAACTTAGAAATAAAGAAAAGCAGTGGGTTGAAAAACTTAATGCTGAGTTAAATTTAGATGATCCTATACAAGGTATAGGAGGTTTTCATGAAAAAACTGTATATCAGTTTGATCTTGAAGGTGTTTTTATTAAAGAATGGAAATCAGCTATGGTTGCTGCAAGAATACTTAATGTTTCTTACAATGCAATACATGCTTGTGCTAATCCTTCTGTAGAAGCTTCTAAATCAGCTCATGGATTTCAATGGTCTTATGAAAAAATATCTCCTGGAAAATATATGTGTAATACAGGTTCTAATTTAGAAACTAGAACTGTATATTTATATAACTTGAGAGGAGAGTTCTATATGTCTTTTAACTCTTTATCTGATTGTGCAAGATACATTGCAGCAGATATTAATTACCAAGGTGACTGGAAAATAATAAGAAGTAATCTTGCTTATGTTTTACAAAAACCACAAACAAGAAAAGTGAGAGGAAAGTATTTAGCATCTTATGTTAAAGCTGATACTCATAACTTGAGTCTATTCACGGGCTCCTAACCGGGTGAATTGCTGGGATATCTTGAAAATACTAATGCTACAACATGACTGGAAACGGTGAGTGTGAATGCTTGAAAAGTTTAGTATTATAAGACAATCAGCAGCCAAGCTTAAATCTAAAAGATTTGGGAAGGTTCAACGCATAGGTATTGAAACTACATTGTAGAATATAATATACCCAAGAGTGCCCGGCATACTAATGTATGAAGATATATGCTGACCTGTATAGAGATATACAGAAGCTAAGATAAAAAACTTAGCGATAACAATAATGTGTGGATAGACAAGAGTATATCTCATGGAAGTTACCAAAGGACTGGCATATTTTATTGACAGCTAATCCAGACAATGGAGAATATTTAGTACAATCAATTGACTCAGCACAACGTACTCGTTTTGTAAGTGTGAATTTAAAGTTTGACAAAGATGTATGGGCACGTTGGGCAGAGACTCAAGGTATTGATGGTCGTTGTATTAACTTCTTGTTGATGCATGAGGAACTAGTAAGTACTCGTGTGAATGCTAGAAGTATCACTACCTTCTTTAACTGTATTAGTTCTATTGAAGATTTCTCTGCTGAGTTACCTTTAATCCAAATGATTGGTGAAGGTTCAGTGGGGCCTGAGTTCACTACTATATTCACTACGTTTATCAACAACAAGTTGGATAAGTTAGTTAGACCTCAAGATATTTTATGCCATGACAATGGAGATTATATCATGGGTGAGTTACGCGGATGTATTGGTAAAGACCATAACTACCGTGCTGATATTGCAAGTGTATTAGCAACAAGGTTAATTAACTTTACAATTAATTACTCTGAGAAGAACTCAATTACACAAAAGCACATTGACAGATTAATCAAATTGGGTACTGAAGAAGCATTTACTGATGACTTGAAGTATATAGTTATTAAGAAGATACTTAACGGTAACAAGCAGAAGTTTCAAAAGCTTTTGATGAATGAGTCTGTAATGAAAATGACAATGAAATAATGGATGAATTAGTAGGAACACAGACAGTGCCGGTAATAGCCGGCACTACTGTTCTTAATGAACAGACATATGAGAGAATTTCTCAAATGTTAGCAAGCACCGATGAAGGTGATCACAAGATGGCACAGCTTATCTTAAACCAAGTAAACATACAACTTTCAATTTACTGGTTATGGCAATTGGCTAGAAAAGGTTGGTGGATTACACAAAGAATGGTTAATCTTAGAACAAAGGCAAGTAGACAATTCAGAGATGATACATCTTTATTTAGTTTATCAACTATGGGAGAGTCTAGCTTTATAGAACATATTAATAAAAAAGGTTGGCTAACCCCAGAGATTTTCCAAAAACTGATGACTAAATTGAATTCAGATATTGTGTTTAGATTAAACGGTATAACCTGTTCCAAGTTCTATAACTTTACAATGGAGCTGAAGCCTGAATTCAAACACCTTAATCCAGAAGACAAACTAAAACCAGTAATTTATGACAATGATTAACAAAATAAAAACAAGAACCAGTTTAAGGTCTGATAGCAATAATTCAAAATTTATTGTAGAAACAGTTTATGTTATAGAAGACAGTCATATAAGCTCATCTAATTTGATCAACTCTGTTCTGCAAGATAAAGATTACACACCAGTAAAAGGTGATAAGATTTATATTTATCCAGGCTCAACTATTCCAAGATTTAAAATAAAAACATTTTGTGAAAAGTACAAGGTAGCTCTAGTAAAGTATCCTGATAAAGCCAATGTAAAAATCATAGGTGAGAATTATGGTAAAGATATTTTAAAACATTTTTATCATTCTTGTTATGTCCGTACTGAGTTACTTGACCATTTATATAAGTATGGTAATACTAATAATGACTTTATTAAGAAAGCTATTGATAGTTTAGAAAATCAAACATCTGAGCTTGTTCATCATGATTATCATATAAACCGTATTTTAACAACAAGTTTTAGTACAAACATGTTATCAAAAGCTTTTACAGAAAAAGAATTAGATGATGCTACTGATGAACATTATGATGACATAAACGGTGCTTATATTAAAGATGAAGATGCTTACAAGAAACTTGTAGAGATCATTAATGATCCCAACATATATCCTGAGACAACTCTATTAAAGAAACTAAACACTGGTGGAATAATGGACGCTGTACAGTATGAAAGTATTAAGCGTTTGTTTGAGAGTAGTGATACTTCTAACTGTACTTTAGCTATGGAAGCCATAGCTAATTGTGATTTTGAAAGAAGCGCTGTTTACTTGCTACTATTAGTGCATGAGTATCATGATAAAATGTATAACACACCTAATAGAAATCATGTGAATTTTAAATCTTTTATGAAGTTCTTTAATGTAGACAACCTCAGGTATCATTACAGCTATGATAATTTAATAGATGCATTGTTAAAACGCAATTTGTTAAATCAAACTAATCTTGATGTGCTTAGACCTTTGTTAACAGAGGAGGCTGAGTCAAGATTATCAGGTGATTATTATACAATTGATAAACTGATTTGGTCTGATAAGATTGTAGAAGGCTTAGCTAACAATATCTTAGATGTAAACTTTAACACTGAGCTATATGATGAACCAGAAGAAGAGTTGCAACTGAAAGGTTTAAATATAAATGCCTTAATAAATGATGAAGTATGACCAAAAAAACAAAACAAGAACTAGAGGCTGAGTTTTATGCTCGGCCTTTGCTCCTGAGTTATTCAGGACTAAACAAAATGCTTTACTCTCCTTCCCTGTATTATAAACACTATGTGTTACAGGAGCAAGAGGAAAAGTTAGACAGCTATCTTATAGATGGAAAAGTAATACACTGTTTATTACTAGATGATGGTTCATTCAACAACCAGTTCATACTTATGCCAAGCACACTACCTACAGAGAATACTCGCAGATTAGTAGATGCTATCTATGAAAGAGTGTCCGGAGAACCAACACTTCTTGAAAATTATTCAGTAGAGATATTGGATTATTTAAAAGAGATAAAGTTACACCAGGCTCTAGCGGATGACAAGAAAGCTCCATTTAAAACGGGAGATGAAAAAAGATTAGAGAAAATATTGACTGAGGATGCAAAGTCATACTTTGAATTTCTGAAGATTAAAGGTAACAAAGATCTACTAGACTCTGTTACCATGCAGCGTTGTACAGAAGCTGTAGAAGTTTTACGCAATCATGATGAAGTACGTGAGCTACTTGGATTAATGAGATCTGAGATGGATAACATAGATGTTTATAATGAGATCTTCATGGCTGTTGATCATACAGATAAACCCTTTGGATTAAAAGGTGTTGTGGACAATGTAAAAATTGACCATGATGCTAGAATTATCTACGTCAATGACTTAAAGACTACAGGTAAGACCATTGTAGATTTTCCTGAAACCGTAGACTTTTATAACTATTGGGCCCAGGCTGCTGTTTATGAAAGGTTAGCTGCATATCAGTATGCTGAATTAATCATGCAGGATTATAAAATTGTATTCAACTTTGTAGTTATTGATAGATATCAACAGGTGTATGTATTTGAAGTAAGTAAAGATACTTTAGCTGATTGGCAAATTAAACTAGAAGAGAAGTTGACTGAAGCGGCGTGGCATTATAATGAGAAGAATTATAACTTGCCATACAAATTTGCAAAAACAAAAGTAATCTTATAAAATAAAACACATATGCAAATAAAGTCTCTGTACAAAGATTATGTCCAAAAAAGTAGGATCTTTCTCTATCCTTCTTTGGACATAAAGCGTGGGGTTAGCGTAACCCCAATTGAAACATACATCGCCTGGAGTAATAATCATAAAGCTGAGGATGCTAAACTTAGCTGCCTGTATTATTTACGTGGGGATGATGAGTTCAAACAATTTGAGAAACAAAAACTTATAGGTAACAAGTTATTCCATGACTTTAAACAAGTTGAAGACAATCGCGGTGTGTATGTTTTTGATTTTAGTTCAATGAAGTCTGAATGGGACAATGTAATTAATGGTAAGTACTCTAAACTGACTCCTGATTTCAAGAGACGTATTAGACACTACATTGGTTTAAGTAATCCCAACTTACCCTATATTGATTCATTCTTATTTCCAGACAGATATTTTAAAATCTATGCTGAGATGATGGGTGTAAATGAGTCTGTTCTTAAAGAAGTAGGAGAGTTGTGTTCATTACCAGATATGAAACACGAGACTCTTAATATTTCTATAATGAATTTAGACATTGTGAAAGAAAAACATTAACTTAGTAACCTTAATTTTAAAATAAAAAATATGTCAGCAACACAACCAACAATGTTATTAGTAACCTCTGCATGGCAGGGGCGAAAAGCATTTAAACTAATGCCAATTACTAATGAGTGTCCCTTTACAGAAGGCATCTATGAACCAGAAGGTAAAATATTAATCATGATGTCCAAAGAGACAAAAGAAACAGTACACATGCTACCTAGGCTTGATGAGAACGGAGACCCCGTTATGACTAAAGCGCCACGTAAAAATGGTAAAACATTCAAGGAACAAAGATTACACATTGATACATATACAGAGCATTACATTTTAGAGAAAACAGAGATTATTGATTTAATTAAGCGTGTTGCAGTTAATGCTGATACGTTTAATTTTATGGGGCATTTAGATGACACGTTATTAGTGACACCTGAGAAACCTAAAATTGAATTAATTAAATAATAATACATACATACACACAGGAGGAGAGCTAATCACTCTCCTTTTTGTGTCATATAAGGGGAGACAGCTGAACTGAATAAAACATTATGATCAAAGTAACTGAAGTAATATCAGGTCAAAGTTTTGAAAGTAAAAAACTTGCCGCTGAATATTTTAATATACCTACAACAGTTGTTACAGCAAGTATAAAATCAAATCTTGTATTGGAAGCAAATAAAAAAAAGTACAAGTTTGTAGAAAGAAAGTCTAAAATGGATAATTCTTCAACAATAGCAGCACCTGTAACAGTATTTCCTTTTGGTAAATATAAAGGTGATAAGATTAGTACTTGTACTCATTTATCTTATTTAATATGGTTAACAGAAAAAGAAGATCTTAATGATAGATTTAAAACAGCTTTATCTAAGAGGATTAAAGAATTAACTAAAAAAGATGATGTATGAGTAAAAGTCACTGGGTAATGGATTATGAAACCCTATCCAATTGTTTTATCGCAGTGTTTCAGCATCACAAAGAAGATACTACTAAAGTATTTATTGTACATGAGTCACAAAATGATATCCAAGAGTTAATAGAATTCTTGGAAAGCAATATCAAAAACAATGAATGGCATATCTCATACAACGGTCTTGCGTTTGATGCTCAGATTACTAATATGATTCTTAAAAAGAAGAAAGAGTTAGTTACACTGACAGCAGCAGAAATTGCAACACTGGTTTATGTAAAAGCTCAGGACTGTATCACCAGGTCTAATGATGGCGCGTTCCAAGAGTTTAGTGAAAAGGATATACCTATTAGACAGGTAGATGTTTTTAAACTTAACCATTGGGATAATGCAGCTAAAAGCTCTAGCCTGAAATGGATACAGTATTCAATGGACTGGAATAATATCCAAGAGATGCCGCTTCATCATAGCACTGTAATAACGGCGCAACAAATTCCAATGATCATAGATTATTGTAAGAATGATGTGGGCTCCACTAAAAGAATCATGGAGCTTAGTAAGGATCAAATTAATCTTAGAGCTAATCTTACTGCAGAGTATGGTATATCTTTATACAGTGCATCTGAACCTAGGATCTCTAAAGAGTTGTTCTTGCTATTCCTATCTAAGAAGACTGGTATAAGTAAGTATGATTTAAAACAGTATAGGACTCAGAGGAACCTCATTAACATCAAAGATATTCTTGTCCCTTATCTTAAGTTTAGTACACCCGTGTTTCAAGACTTGCTTGATAATTTCAAAATGGTCACAATAAACGCAGCTAATACAAAAGGCGGGTTTAAGTATTCAATGCAATATAAAGGAGTTAAGACTGACTTTGGTTTAGGCGGTGTTCATGGTGCAAGAAAGAGTGGGATCTATAAAGCAGGTGATGGTATGATTATAATGTCCTCGGATGTTACAAGTTTTTATCCTAATCTGGCTATTAGAAATGGCTGGGCGCCCGCTCATCTACCCGCACAAGAATTCTGTGATCTGTATGAGTGGTTCTTTGAAGAGAGAAAAAAGATACCTAAGAAAGATCCAAAGAACTATGTCTTTAAGATTATACTGAATTCTACATTTGGTCTGAGTATAGATGAAAATAGTTTCTTGTATGATCCTCAGTTTGGTATGCAGATCACAATCAATGGTCAGTTAACGCTGATGATGTTGTATGAGATGCTAGCAGAAGGTATACCAGATTGTGTACCGTTAATGCAAAACACTGACGGTATAGAGATGATGATACCGGAGAACTACAAGGACAAATACTTAGCTATATGTGCTGAGTGGGAGAAGATAACTAATCTGCAATTAGAGCATGACGAGTATAGCAGATTGATTCTAGCTGACGTTAATAACTACATTGCAGTAAACACTGCCGGTAAGTATAAGTGCAAAGGCAGATTTGAGTTTGAGAACTTAGCTCTTCACAAGAATAAAAGCTTCTTAGTAATACCTAAAGCCTTGTTCAATTATTTTGTAAAGGACATTCCTCCTGAGAAAAGCCTGATGGAAAATAAAAATATACTAGACTATTGTGCTGGTGTAAAGATTAAAGGCAATTGGGAATTCCAAAGAAGATGCTTGAAGAAAGGTATATTAACCACTGACACATTGCAAAAGACTATCCGGTATTATATATCAGAGAAGGGCTGTAAGATTATGAAAGTTAATAAATATGACAAGAGAGAAATACAACTTGAGTCAGGTAAGTGGATGCAGGAAGATATGAGTAAGTTTCAAGAAAAACCGTGGTCACATTATTTTATTAATGAGAGGTACTATCTGGATAAGATATACAAGGAGATAGATAACATATGCCCAAAACAAATAACATTATTTTAAGATATGAGTAAAAGACCAAGCATGACAACAAAGGAGTATTTAATCAATGCTCCTTTACCTGAGACCACAGATACATATACTGTGGTTCCTCACAAAGATGTAATAGAAAGAACAGAGCAAACCCTTGAGAAGATGGGATTTGAAATAGAACGTGAGTTCTATAAGTGCAACTTAGACGCAAAGATTGCACAAGGTATTTATCACCTGAAATATGGTGATGATCCGGATATCGGCATGTTGTTTACATGGAGTAATTCTTATGATAAGAGCATGAGATTCAAATGCTGTGTTGGTGGTTATGTACATGAATCACTAGCATCTATTATTAGTGGTAACATGGGTACTTATGCCCGTAAGCATACGGGTGATGCTGACAGTGATGTACTAAGTACAATTGATAATCAGTTAATAAACGCTGAGGAGTATTTTAAAGATTTGCTTATTCAGAAAGACAAAATGTTAAACCTAGTATTGACTAGTAAGATACGTGCTGAGTTAACAGGCAGGATGTATTTTGAACACGAGTTGTTTACAAGTGAGCAGATGTCAATAATCGGAACTCAATATAAGAAGTCTAGCTATGCTATCAATGGTGAATCAAATACTGTATGGTATATGTACCATGCAATACTGATCGCTTTACAAAAAGCACACCCTAGGACTTGGATGGATCAGCAGATTATATCTCACAACTTCTTAGAAAAAGAGTTCATGCTTGTTAATACAAAACAGGATGACGTTTTAAATGAAAATGAACCGGAAGTAATAAGTAATCAAATCACTATACTAGATGTAATAGCAGAAGTTGAAGCAGAACAAGTTGTAGAACCAGCGCCTTGGGATGATGAACCAAAGACTGCAGAAATCCAAGCTGTATTTAATGAACCTTTAGAGATTAGAGTTGCTCAAGAAGACGTTGTTGGATTAGAAGAAGAGCTTGTATCAGGAACTGTTATTGAATTGTTTTCAGCTTTAGTAGGAGAAGATGATTCAGAAGATGAAGGTTGGCCTTGTGTATCTTGTAACGAGATGCAAGGAGCAGAGGCTGTATGGAATGATGGCCAATTGTGTAGCAAGTGTGCTGATGCATCAATGATTACTAATATCAATTTAGATTTATAATGGAAGTAACGTGCCCACACTGCAAAGCAGTAATAGCAAATTACACATCAATGAAAGACCCTGGAGATATACCCTCTCCAGGGAACTTGATGATATGTATAAACTGTTTATCATTATGTAAGTATGATGAGCAAATTCAGTTGGTTGAATTAACCACAGAAGAAAAGGAAGGTATGCCCGCTGAGTTGTTAATTGAAATTGAAGGAATGATTAATTCACTTAGAAAGAAAAAAGAATTATGATAATAGGGATTAATGGAAAAATAGGCTCTGGTAAAGATACAGTAGGTAGAATCATTCAATATTTAATGTTAGATGAGAATACTACAAAATACTTTGTTCAAGACTGGATAAATAAAGAACATTACTTATTAGATACTCACAGTAACTGGGAAATTAAGAAGTTTGCAGGTAAGCTTAAACAGATTGCTTCTATACTAACAGGAGCAACCTTAGAGCAACTAGAAGACCAAGATTTTAAGAAACGAGAGATGGGCCCAGAATGGGGAATAACTTATAGAGAGTTACTTCAAAAACTAGGTACAGAGGCTATGAGAAATGGTTTACATGAAAATGTATGGGTTAATGCTTTGATGGCTGATTATCATCTTACTCCTAATAAAAGCATGGATGAGCTTTTCAATGAACACTTTTTAAATAATAAATCAGAGATACATTATAAACTTCCTAATTGGATTATCACAGACATGAGATTTCCTAATGAGATGGATGCTGTAAAATCTAAAGGTGGTATCACTATTAGAGTTAATAGAAAAGGATTTCCTATTACTCACTCTAAAACTGGAGAAACTCACTTGTTAAGTAGGGATGCTTTCACAGAACACCCTTCAGAAACAGCTCTTGACAATCATGAATTTGATTATGTGATAGACAACAATGGTAGTATATCAGATTTGATAGACAAAGTAAAAGACATATTAACCCTAAACAACATAATATAATGCAAGAACAATTAAAAGCCGTGGAAGAATTTCACAAAGTATTCTTACAAGAGAATGGAACAGAGCCAAGATTATTACCTGAGAATGAATTTTTGCTCCGGTATAATTTAATGGCTGAAGAAAATGATGAATACAAGGAAGCTTGTTGGAACGGAGACTTAGTTGAGATAGCTGATGCACTAGGTGATCAGTTATACATTCTATGTGGAACTATATTAAAGCACGGTCTTCAACACAAGATTGAAGAAGTCTTTAGTGAGATTCAACGTAGCAACATGAGCAAGTTAGGATCAGACGGTAAGCCTATCTTTAGAGAAGATGGCAAGATCCAAAAGGGCCCGGGATACTCCCAGCCTGATATTAATAAAATACTCTCTACTAATAAAAGTTAATTATGCTAAGAAAGATTTATCTGAGCATAGTGTGTGTTATGTTTATGGTAAATTGCAATGCTCCTGTGAAAACAGAAGTGGCTAAACATAATGACAACACTAGAGCTTATTCACAAAAAGCCAAAGATTATTGTACCAAACATAAAGTCAACACTGACTTTTATATCTTAATAGATCTGAGTATACACTCAGGTCTTAATAGATTATATGTTTGGGACTTTAATAAAAATGAAGTAACTCACAGCTTCACGGTTAGCCATGGTTGTGCAAACAATCCATGGGGTTTAGACCAATCAAAAACCAATGCCACAGTTAGCAATGCGTTTGATAGTCACTGTTCATCTATAGGTAAGTACTATATAAATGAACGCGGTTATAGTAATTGGGGAATACATATAAAGTATACTCTGCAGGGTTTAGAAAACACAAACCGGAATGCAGAAAAGAGAACTATAGTATTACATAGTTGGGATGATGTACCAGACAATGAAGTGTACCCAAATGGTGTACCTGAAGGTTGGGGTTGTCCCGCTGTATCAAATAATGCAATGCTAACACTTGATAAGATATTGAAGCCGCAGAACAAGAAAACTCTGTTGTGGATTATTAATCAAGACCTATCCTCTCGGACAAGTTGAGGGGTACAAAGTTAGATTATAGAGGAGAACCTTACGGGGTTCTCCTTTTTTTTTCCAACTAGATGTTGAGTTATCTCTTGGCAGACATGTTTTGTGCCTTATCCCAGTTTGTAATCATATCACCTGGTGAGATGTTAGAACCTGTTACACCAAACATCTTACCTATATGGGCCCATATCTGACGACCGCCTTGTTGTGACCAGTTGAATGGACCACTACGGCGTTTATAAAACTGACGTTCATTACCTTCCCATATATTAACCAGGTCAGTTCCTATACGTTGCCATGTATCTGTTGTTGGTCCAAAGGCTAATGACTTAAGATCCACAACAGTTGATAAGTTATCAAGACCCATACCTGGCCATGGAATAAACTGCTCATTCTCTGAACGGATCTGAAGCATTTGATTCATAGCATGCAGTTCCATGAAACCTGCTAAGTTAAATTCTTGTCCAGGCTCTTCATCAGCTAAGAAAGGTATTGTCATTTTACCACTCTTTTCACGTAGCTTCTTGTATCTATCTTCATCGTCTTCATCCCATCCAAATAAAGGTCCCATTAATAGACCCATTAAATAAAGCACACCAACTTCAGTAATAATTCTCATCCAAGCTGCTCTATCTTCTCTAGTCATATCATTTATGTTTCTATTCTTAATAGCCCCAAGTAAAGACTTAACAGCTTGCACATAGTAACCTTCATCTTCCTGACCATATCCTGGAGCCATACGGTTTCTTCCAAACCTGTTAATACTCATTGTGATCATATGCTTTTTAAGGAACTGCACAAATCTAAATGCTATAAGACGTTGCATCAAAGGCTGATCAAGCTTAGCAAAAGCTCCATCCAGTTTTGTATTAACAGCACCAACTTTATTTTTAAATGCTTTAAATTCAGCACCTACACTCATGTTACCTTCTTCATCATACGTAATACCCCACGTAGGATCAATACCCGCTTTAAGTTGTATCTTACCCTGAGCATTAAGTTCCCATGCATCCATATAATCAATCATCTGATTACCCATAGGTATTTTCTTCTTGAACATCATGCCAGCAAATGTTTGCATGGTTGCTTGTACCTCAGTCCATTTACGGAAGTTATAAAACCAACCCGTACTCACTACATCTTTTGCAAATGTTCTTGTGATTGACTCATGAAACTTTTCTTGAAATCTATTAGGGCTTGGATCAAATATCTCACCTATCTGATGCTCCAGTGACTTAGGCCCCTTAGCATAGATATCAGAACCACTAAGCTTCATCATGTATTTCATTGACCAAGATTCTCCCTTAAACAAGGTACTTACTGTAAGATCATTACCTGCTGAAGCAAGTATTAAACTCTGAAACTTTTTAGTAAACATGTTCTTCAAAGCAGATGGTATGTTAAAGGCAAAGAAGGAAAACGCTGCTTTACCAAACAAGTGTCTCTGTACATTCTGTATCCATGGTATATCTTTACCAAATCCTGTTATAGACTGGCCCTGAAAGTCACGTTCATAATACTGGGCAATTGCATCCTTACGGATATACTTACCTTTCTTGTTAGCGTAAGTTGTAGCACCAAAGTTTATAAAGTTTGAACGGTTAATTTTATCTAGTTCCTTAAGTTTATTATTAGGATCTTCAAGCAAGTTCTTTAAACCTTGAGCAATAGGATTCATTTTAACCAACTGTTTGTGGTGTTCAGCGTTATAGATATAACGTAGTATACCACTTATAACATCTGTTGAAGTATCTTTAAGTTCTAGATTAAATAAGCCTTGCATTGGTATGTTCTCTATCTGGTCATTAAAACCATCAGCTCTAACCAACTCGTTAGCCATATCCGCGTTATAAATACTACCCTGCTCATCCATTGCTCCCGTAAAAAATTGCTTAATCTTTGTGAGCATAGCTGAAATAGGACTAAGCTTTTCTGCAGCTGTTCCTTTTATACCTTTTGCTTGGGCAGCTTCTAAACCACTCATTCCGTAGCGGGGGAAATCATAATACAACTTACCACGTTTTGAAAGACCGTCCTGTGATTTTAAATGTTCTTCTTTAAGAAACTCAAGAAGTTTAAATAATTTAGGATCATTTTTTTGTAAGTCAAAGTAAGCTTGGTTGTAATAAGGTGAATTAACATCTTGCTTAGGTAACCACTCTCCTCTGTTATCTTTATGTACACCTATTATTAATTTGACTTCACCTGTGTTTTTATCATAACCATTCTTGTACTCTTTTTTTACAACTCTTGTAAAGTATTTAAGAGACGGCTTTGTCTCATACATGTTTGGGTCATTAGGTTTAATAATGTTCCATACATATAATCTTTCATAGCTTGTTACAGACTTTGCATCTTTGTCTCTATAATTTTTCTCAAGGTGATTTGCTTTAAACCATTTTTCAAACTCAGGACTCTTAGCAAACATCTTGCTTAATACACTCGGATTATAAAGCTTATCCATGTTGCTTGCATTAAACTCATTGAAGTTTAATTCATCATACACTTCTTGTGAGTCTATTATATCCATCCAGTGATTAATAGCATCAACATAATAAGTAGTCGGGTCTTTAGTTTGTAGCTCTCTAAGATCTCCAAACAAGCCTGTAATCTCAGCACGTTCATTCTTAGTAAGTCCTAGTGAATCTTGCCTGTTTAGTAATTCTTTAAACTTCTCAAACTCATTTGGTTCTAATTCACCATTCTCTTTTTTCTTTTTAGACAAATCAATTAAAAGCTCCATCTCGTCACGAGTTAATCCTGAGTAGCCAGCCCATTCATTACGTGCATTCTCCATCTCCTCTTGAGCTTCTTTGATAACAGCCTTACGTTCATCAAGCATATCTGAACCAATAGGTTGTCCATCACTGTCTCTGTAACCAGAAGCAATGTCCAAGATAGTTTTAAATGATTCAGTAAAATCAGTCTTCTTAGCCTTAGTATCAGCAGAGACTAATTTATCTTCTAAGTCTTTTTTTAACGCTCTGTCAGCTGCGGTTTTAATACCTTTAGCCTCAAGATCTTTTAATTGTTGTCTAAGTCTAGCTGCAGGTCTTCCTAATATCTCTTTAAGATTCTCAATTAGTTTTGAACGTATTTCATAAAACTCAGGTTTAATTTTAGTAACTGTATTTGCTTTAATCCACATATCACGGTAAGCTTCAAACTGATCATCAAACTCTTCAGTACCTTCTTCATATTGTAATGAGATTAAGTTGTCACGGATCTGTTGTTCCTTCTTAGCTAGTTCATTCTCATATACACCAGTTCTAGGTTTATACTCATGGAACTTGCGAGTAAGATCTCTATGTTGTTGTAAACGTTGGGCAACTTCAAGATCAACACCTGTTTTCTTTTGTCCGTTTAAGTAATAGGAGGAATACAGTTGATTGTACTCTTTCCACAGATCGTCCATCTCTTTAGTGTTATCTACTAACTGGTCATCTCTATTAGCTGCAAGATTAATAATCTCCATTCTATTAAAGATTTCATCTCTCAAGAACTTAGCTCTTTGTCCTACAGTATCTGATGCATCTTTACCAAGTAAGTCATCTTTTTCATAGTACTCATCAACGTATTCTTGTTGCATCCATTTACGCATGTGAGCATTCTTCTCTGCAAGCTTAGCAGCAAACGCTTCCTGGTTCTCTTTACTACGGTCTCTGTTATAACGGTCACGTAAACCTTTTAACTCATTGTTAAACCTATCAACATCATATCTATAATCCTTGTAAGGATTAAGCATTGCCCATACTTCTTTTTGTTGGAAAGTCCCATTCTTATCAATGTATCCAAACTTATCCACAAAGCCTATCTTTTTACCAAGCTCTCCTGGTTTTAAAAAGTTTATGCCAGCATCATCAATTAATTCTTTAAGTGCTCCCGACATGCCGCTAACTCTAGATTGTACTCTAGCTTCCATCTCAGTCATGTTGTTTTTAAAGTACAAAGCAAAGCCACCAATTACGGGGTCACTACTATAAAGGTATCCTTCAAAATAAGACTCAATGTATCTAGCATCTGCTCCCTCACCACGAATAGCACGGGCAACTTTTTCACGAGACATAACTATACCATCAAAGCTGGCTTTCTTACCAATCTCTAAATCCTTACTCTCTTCATAAGTTAAATCCTGACCTGATTCTTGTTTAGCCTGAAGCATTTTGTAACGCTCATAATCAGCTTTATTCATACCGTAGAATTTAACGTACTCTTTATTTATTGCAGCTTGGCTAGCGTTCCGGTCTTCTAATCTTTTAATCTTATCTTTAAATAACTCTTCAGCTCTATTAGACATGCTCTCCCATTGTTCCCATAAGATATCAGAGATACCTTCATTGTTCATCTGGTTGATGTGTTTAGCAGAAGTTTTCATAGAAGTTTCTATACTACCAAGCAATTGATTCATTGGAGAATCAGATTTGGCACCTGCTTTAATCATCATATCTTGAGCTTCAGAAATATACTTTTGCCAATACTCAAGTACTCGTGCATAGTAGTAAGCTCTGTGTACGTTGTCTCTATTAGTAGCGTCCTTTCTTAATTCATTCAAGTGCTCTTCCATTTTAGTCATCATGACTTTTAAACGGAGCATAGCGCCTACAACAGATTGTACCTGACTCTGAGTCTTTTGGATATCTTCAATCATTGATTCAGCTTTGGTCTCAAGCTCACGGGCATAACGGGATACATTAGCACGCATCTCCTGTAAGTCACCACGGTTGTATTGATCGGCAAACAAGTTAATCATCTCCTGATAATTCTTGTTCTTCATAATCATTTCAATTTGATCAGTAGCACCTTCATAAATTCTTCTAGCCATAGCCATCACAGCTTGGCCTTTGTCACCTTCAGTAGCTTGCTTTAAATCATTCACATAATTTTGAAAGTCTTGATTATACGCAACAACATCCGCCTGGCTTACAGTCTCAGTGTTTATAACAAAGTTCCCGCCGGCATGTAACATCTCGGCAAGCTTGTCAAGTGAAGTAGTTTCATCCAACTTGGCTACATTTACTTTATTGCCAAAGACGCTCCTCAGCATCTTTTTAATAGCAGCTAATATATTGTTAAGTGCTTTAGCTAATCCAGTGCTTGGTTTAATACCCGCTTCTTTAAGCATTGCTCCTCTAGTAAGTGCTTTAACAATTACTTCTTCCGCAACAGCTTTCTGTAACTTAAGTCTGATAGCATCTTTCTCTTCATCTTCAACAGCATTGTCAAGTGCCTTTTGTAAATCTTGATACTCTGCAATAGCTTCATCCAAAAGAGTCTGGTCAGCTCTAATAGCGTCCATATATAGTTTTTCAAATAGAACAGGGTTGTCCTGTTGTATAGTGCGAACAATTGGGTGAGCAAATTCATGGAAAGCAAGTTCTGTATTAACCATACCATTAATGAAGTATACAGTGCCCCCGTGGAAAAATGCGGGTGCTCTACCTATAGTGTATGGGTTCTTGGAATTAGCAGTGATGATTACTGCTTCCTCCGGTGTAATGAAAGAGTAATTAATGCCTGTTGCCTCAGAAAGCTTGTTTAAGACTTCCATAGCACGGCCGTTACTGTTATCAGTAACAGATAATGATTTAGTATTAATAGGTTGTACTACGGAAGCAAAGCCGTAGAGTGTATCTGGGTCAGTAAGTACAGGGTCATTAGACTTAGCAGCTATAATATTTTTCATATCTGCAACAAACTTGTCATGACTTGCTATAGGGTTTACTACTTCCCTAGCTTCAAGTTTAGCCATCACCTGTTCAGGTGTACCAATAGGCCTGTTATTCATTTCAGCTTCCATGAATTCACGCATGGCTTCTCTATTACCTAGAGCAGGGTTATTAGCAATAGCATCCCACTGTGCTTTCACAGTAGGATTACTAAGATTAGGACATGTTATCATATTGGTTATACTATATTGTTAAAGCAAAAGCTAAGGGCTGTGTCAAGCATGTCATCAGTAACTTCAGAAG